AACGATCGGAGGCAGCTCCGCCCAGGTTTTTGAGATGATTCAGACTGGTGCGGTCAAAGCCTTGGTGACCCTTGCCAACAACGGCACAAACACCGCGAACTACAAGTTCCAGGAGAAGATTGCCAACACGTGGACGGACATGGCCGCGTTCGGCGATCCGTTAAACGACACAATCTCGCCTGCAGAGATTCTCGCCATTTCGGTTGAATCCGCCTATCCTCAGGTGCGCCTGATGGCCAACGCTTCTGGCGGAACTGAATTTGAATTCGCGGTGCTTCGCTACTTCGTCCGTGGCGACGGTGGCGCGCTTCCGATTCTCTCGCTCTAAGGGTCCCAGTCGTCGACTGCCCGTCCTGCTGCTTCTGGGTCGAGCATCGTTATTCCTCTGGAATACTCGTCCAGCACTGGACCTTCATCCAAGTCGGGTTTTGGATTTGGTATGAAATTCGCAGGCTCATAGTCTCCTTCCGCTTCCGTGTTCAGAAGCGTGTAGCCGAGCGCTTCGAAAAATTGGTCTTGCTGCGACGGAAACTTCTCGCCTGTTTTCTTGTCGAACTGCGGGGTAGAGCCAAGCTTCGAAGCGACCAAGTCCATCACTTCCTCCAGAGTAGAGTCGGGAGGAATTGCGTCGAAGATTTTCTTCACGGCAGACGGACCACACTTGTTCACGCCGTTGATTCCGTCGCCAGGATCGCCGATGATCGCCAAAGCCACAGCGACTTGAATAGGTTTGTAAACATCCCACCGTTCACAAATCTCCCTGTCGGTCAGGAGGTGCTTCCGGTTGAGGCAATAATACTCAGACAAGGGACCTTTCAGTTGTTGAAGGTCTTTGTCGCCTGACATGACGACCGCCCTGATCCCCCGGGACGTTGACTGAGCTACGGCAGTCGCTACCAGGTCATCCGCTTCATAGTCCCCGTGGTGAGCATAGGCGCGGTCTCCAAACGCGTCACGGACAAACCTGGCAAAGTCCACCAGGTCGTCTTCGTACTCCTGAGGCTTGGGCTTCCTGGGCTTGTTGGTCTTGGGTTTGCCGTCGAAGCAGAAGAGGATTCGGCTCGGTACGCCGATCTCCGACCGCATTGCGTAAAATAAACTTTTGAACGCGGCAATGAGGTAGCCCCTGTCGACGTACTTCAAGTGGCTTGCTTGAGCTGCGTAGAAGGATTTTGCAAATAGTCCGTTTGCGTCTACGATAAGGTCCTTGCCATTGTGCTGCACGGAGTGAAGAACCTCACTTACCTTTGAACTTGTTCAACTCCTCTTTCTCGGCCTTTGCGGCTTCTTCCGCCCATTCTAGTAACCACGTCAGAGCGTAGTCAGGGGTCCTCAATAAGTCAATCGTCATGCCCCGGTTGCTGGAGGCGAGAATGAATCGCTCTCTCCAGCGAGCCTTTTCGTGGGCGAAGACCCCGTCAACGAAAAAAGTCAGCGTCGAGATTTAGGTCGTGAGAGTACTGATTGCCACACGAGACGCACTTGTGCTTGATCTCGGTTCCGAGATGCGGCGTAAGCTTTTCCATCATCTCCGTGTAGTAGGAGAAATCAGCGGGTGGCAGAGCGTTGAAGTACGTGATTGCTTCGTCCGGCGTGTCAGGTGACGTCTCGTTGACTGCGACCAGAGCCGAAACTGCCCGAGTCATCTTGCTAGAGACTTTGTCAGTTTCAGGGCGTTCCAACACGCCTAGTTCATCTCGAACCAAGAGAGGTCGAAGACGAATCTTGTCTTTGCAAACAGGAAGCGTGATCTCGTCGTAGCCCACGTAGTTGTCCGGCTTTTCAGAGATTTTCTCGAGGTTGTCAGGAACCACGAGTTTCACCTGTTCGACGTGACCGCATGATGGACATTTGCTGTCGTAGTTCAGCGATGAATCTCTGGCGAGTGCTCGCGCAACCAGCAGAATCGTGATGACGTCGCCGACGGGCATCGAGTCAACTTTGTCGAGGTTGATTAGTTTTTTCACCACCTCGAACGAGATGCGATCAACCGGCACAGTGCGGAGAGCTTTGATAACCCACTCGTCGACGCTTTGATCCCACGGATAGACCGTCACCTTGCCGCCAGGCAGCTTGTCCGGCATGGAGTAACCATGAGACAGTAAGGTGATTTCCTTCTTGAACTTCTCTCGTGCCGGGGCGAGAGATTGCAGATTGGATTTGATGGCCATGTCAACTAGAACTACTCGACCAAATAGAACGGCCGTCACCCAGGCAGGTGACGGCCGTCAACTAATGGCTAAATTGCGCCTTGAGGGCGCAAGACGTTACTCCTTTTTGTCGTCCGAATCGTCGTCATCATCGCCTTTGGACTTGTCGTCCTTCTTGGCGGGAGGAGCTTTCTTGTCGTCCTTCTTGTCGTCCTTCTTGGCGGGAGGAGCTTTCTTGTCGTCTTTCTTTCCGCCATCGACCTTCACGTCGGTGTCGGCCGTAACCGTTTCACCGCCGGACTTCAGCTTCACGCCGGCCGGCTTGTCCTTGGCGAGTTGCTTGAGCGCCTTCTGGATTTGCTTCGGGTTGCCGGTGATCTGAACGCTGACGGTGGCCTGTTCGCCACCTTTCGGTGCGGCAGACTCGGCCTCGCCTTCGAAGATGGAGTCGATGAGTTCGCGTGATTTCATGGAAAGAAGAGACGAGTAGAAGAGAACGATTAGGCGACTGAGCCTGGGTTGCGGAGACCAGCAAGGATGTTGGAGAGACCCATGCTTGGAAGATTGGCGAAGTTGACTGGGTTCAAATCGACAACCTTCTCAGGGTAATAACGATCGATCTGCAACGACACGGTGAGAGTGACACCTTGGTTGGCCTGGGTCATGTCGGCGTTCGACGGTTTCAGGTTTTTGATCCACACGCCTTCGAGACGGTAGCGAGCACCGAGCGTCATCACGTTCGTCTCGGTCGTGTCGTCGATGTTGGCCAACTTCTGCATGTTCGGCGTGAGCCAGAAGAAATAGCCGTTCGACTTGACTGCAGACGAAAGACCCACGCCGCCGTTGGCGGGGTTCGAGATGAGCCAATGCCAGCGCTCGAGAAGTTCTGCGGTGCGACGATTGAACGCGTAGCGAACCGTCATGTCGACCGTGCCTGAAGCAGTATCGCCACCAATTTTGTGGTTGGTCTGCTGGAGGTACTTGATCGGCATCGACTCACGAGCGCGATCAGGGAAAGGAAATTCCTGCACCGCGAACGCGCACTCCTGATCCCACAAGCTCGACCCCTGCGCCTCGCGAAGGAGAGTCGGGAACGAGAGGAGGACGTAGAACAGGTCAGAGCGCTGCTGGTCGAGACCGGAGCCAGCCGCACCCCACTGGTTTTTGAAGTTGATGAGTCCCATGGTAGTATCAGGTAGATTTTACGCGGCTCGCCGATTAGGCAGGAAGGTTGCTCGTGCCCACGTTCGAGAGGGTTGCACCCGACTTTTCCACCGTCGCCGTGATGATGAAGACTTCGGCGACGTCGATCGGGATGATCGCGAGGTCGACGATGACTTGACGAGCGTTGCGGGTGTCCGGGGTGTTGTTGGTGTCATCCAGCTGGATGGCGTAACCTTCAACACCACGCTCGGACTTGACTGCCTCCATGAAGTTGGTGTAGTCCAGCTTCAGTTGTTGGAAGAGCACGTCGTCGATCGGGTCGAAGGTGTAGCGGCGAGCGATATTCGCGAAGCCCTTGAGGATGTAGTTCACGAGCACCACGTTGTGGATAGCCGTGAGCTTGCTCTCGGTACGTTGCAGCGTGCGATCGCCGTAGATTTCGATGGAGTTGCCAAGCAGCAACACCGGATTCACCGAGTTGCCATTGCCATACATGGCATTCTTGACGTCCAAAGAAACGTACTTGTAGCGAACTTTCTGCGCCTCGGGAATGACGCCGCGGATGTCACCTGCGACAGCCTTCCATGGCTTGTCGAGGTCGAAAGTGCGGGCAGCGCAACGGAGATAACCGAGCGACGGTGGCACGTATTTCTGAACGCCAGTGAACGTGTCGCTGATTTGGAACCAGTTCCAGAAGAGACACATCCGGTAGTTGTCGATGCGGCCGTTGGCGGAGTAGAGACCCGTGCCATTGTGCCAGTCGATAGCGTCGCGAGCGTTGAGATTGTCAGGGATATTGCCCACGCCAATCGCGTTGACCTTGCCGGCGATGCGGGCAATTTCCTGGTAGACCGCAATCGAGGTGGAATCCGGAACAGCAATGAAATCAACGTCAACCTCATCCGAGTCGGACCGCTCGAACAGCTTCAAGCCGGTCGGCGTATCGTCGTTCGGGTCGATGGTGCCGATGTAGTCCTGGTCGGTCACGTTCTCGCCATTGAATCCGCCAGAGAATTCCGCCAAGTTCGACGGCGTGCCAATCGTGAGATTCCACGGGTTGTACGTGTTGCCTGGAGGCTCCGATCCGAAGACGTGGAAGATCGAGATGTAGCTCGACTTGCCGTTGATGCGAGTCGTGTAGAAGTTGTCGCTCGCTGGGTCGTTCGAGAGATTGTCGATGCTTTCCACCAACACCGATCCCTGATAGACCAGGAATTTCTTGGTGTCCGGCGCAGAGCCAGGAGCAACTTGGAGGGTGATGCCCGTCGACTGGCCTTGGGTGTTGGCCCAAGTTCCCGCTGAGTTTGCGAAAACCTGCATCGCATCGGCAGTGGACTGAGCGGTGGCCTTGTAAACAGTCGCACCCGTGTAGCTATCC